TCAGGCAGGCAGGAATCCGGGGGGCCTACTCCCCCACCGAATGCCGCGGAGGTGCTCGGGGCATCGCCTGTATTCCTCGATGTCCCACTCCGAGTCGGTGACCCTGCGGACGTTCCCCGCGGGGATCCATGCCCAATGTGGGCGGTAGTCGTCGTCCTGCCAGGACACGAGGATCTGTGAGGGGTTCCAGCGGTCTGCCTGGGCGTATACGTCGACGGTTCCGCCGTCGGCCAAAAGGACTGACGCCACGATCTTCGGGTACTGGCCGTACGTCCACGAGTGGGTGTCGTCCGGGCTGTGGTCCAGGTCAGGCATGAGGTACTCATACGTCACACCGTCGAGGGTGAAGGATGCCATTGCGCCATCGTATGCGCGGCACCACCGAATGGCATGATCAGCTGCCGTTCTTCCTACCGACGGTCATTATTCAGCAGTGTTTGGGCGCGTGCGCCGACGCGGCTCATCTCGGCAATGAGATCCGGGAAAGATACTGACTCGGATAGAACGGTGAGCGTCAGGGTCTGTGGGTCGAAATGCCGGAGGATGTCCTCGCGTTTGAACGGCATCATGTGCAGCGGACCCCAATTGCGGTCGACGATGGGTTTGCCTGCGAACGTATGGGCATCCAGCCTCTCGTCGAAGTGTTCCAGCGAGTTTCGAACTTTTCTGCTCTTCAAAGGGGACGAGTCCGTGACCTTGAGGACTTTCCGGAGGCTTTTGGAGCGAGTAGCCGCGTGCTTGCAGTACGCCTCGTAGTCTTCGTCATCGATGTCCAGCCACACTGGTTTAACGGGGGATGGATTCGTCCAGAGCAACTTGGACAGGCTCGCGGCGGTTGCCATGAAGTTCTGTGAGAATCCCAACGTCGTCCCGATGTCTTTCGCCTCGAGGGCCTGCTTGAGCAAGCCGGAAGCAACCACTGCTCCCTCGACTTGGTGCACTACCTCCCTCAGGTAAATCTCGAGTGTCCGGTTGTCCATGGAGTGCCCCATTCTGTATGTGATCGTGCTCAGACTACCTCTCCATCCTGGTGCCATCGATTCCGTGCGGACGCACGAACGGCCCCACCCTCACCAAGGAAGCTAAGGATAGGGGCTTTCGCATTAGTCGCCGGCGCCGTAGGTCCTTCCCCTGCTCCGGCCGTAGGCTTGCGGCATGTCGACGTCCCATTGCCCGGAGTGCTTTCACGCCTTGCCCGCGCCTCGGATCCCGCCGCTGCGCCGGGTGACGGGTCTCGGTCCGGTGTCTGCTCACAGATGCCCGGAGGTGGTTGAGGCTGAGGAATCCGTTGGCGGAGTGGCCGGCCCCTGCTGGTGCCCGAACCACTTCCACCGTGAGAACCGTCCTGACGCGGACACCAAAACGCCCCCGCACCGGTCCGAGGAATAGTGCGGGGGCGATCCGGTAGACCGTCCAGCCGGCGGCTTGGGTAGTGCAACCAGGCTTGGATTGGATCCGCGCTTGGATAGGACAGCCAGCAGAACGATCCAAGGTAGGACGGCTGCAACAGCAAAGTCAATGGCACCCTGCAAGGACGCACACGGGTGGCCCTATTCTTGGGGGTAACAAAGACTTTGAATCTAAGTGGGGGAATCATGGCCAAGGGCCTGTCAGAGCTGAATGACGAGTATGTGCAGTTGCGGGAGCAGATGGCGACGTCCCCCAAGGACGGTGATCAAGCGAAGCTTGACGCCATATCCGTAGAGTACGACACGGCCCTGACGAGTTGGCTAGCCAACCCATGACTGCTGCACGATGACTGCTATTTTCGGCGCTCTTTTAGACGCCTTCGCCGGTAAAGCCGTGGACCTCTTCTTCGGGGAAATATCTTGGGTCTTTCCAGCTTCCTGCCTATTCGCGCTAGGACTTCTCAACATGGGTTTCGACAGAATTAGGGGGATCTTCATGGGGAAAGCAGATCGGATTCGCAGGGCCCGCCATCTCGATTCGGCAAACAACGCAGCTCCGCAGGAGCCGGCCGCAGCCAACGCCGCGTTCATTTTCGAGGATTGCGACGACATCACGGTCGATTCCAACCGGGTCCGGGGATTCAAAGCCGTCCTTCATGCGCGCAGGTCGACCAACATCTCAGCTAAGGACAACGATCTACGTCCAGATTGATGGATTCACCGGGACTGTTATCACACGAAAGCCCCGCCCTTCGAGTTGAAGGGCGGGGCTTCGTATTCGGATTTAGGTTCCGTCGACGACGAGTTTTCCGTCACTGGCGACGGTGACGTTGCCTGCGGCGGTGTGCTTGCCCAGGTAAGTGGGAGTCTTTGCGGAGCCGAGGACGGCGCGGGTCAGCCAGTCGGGCAGCCGCGGTTCGAGCCACCGCCAGAAGGCGTACCAGGCGCCGATGATCACGGCGGTGATGATGGGCAGCAGGATGTTGGCCAGGCCGTTGAGGTCGGCCTCCAGTGGTGCGAGGATCGGCAGCACACCGATCAGCCACGCGATGAGGCTGCCCCACAGGGCCGGGACGACGGTGCGGAGAATCGCGGTGACCAGCATCTACTTACCTCCCAGTCGTTCGGCCAGCGCGTCGACGAACTTCTGCGCCTGATCTTCCGGGACGGACGCGGCGAACTCCGCCGGGTCCATGTTCTGCATCCGTATTTTGGCTTCCTCACTGTTCCAGAAGGTCTTCTGGGCGTTGCCCACGAGCTCGTCAACCTTGATGTTGACCTTCTTCTCGAACTCGGTGCCGAACTGATCGCCCGTGGCGGCAGCGTCCAGTTTCTCGTTCATGCCTGTCAAAAGGTCCAAGATGGCCTTTTCGCCTGCAGCTGACATTTCATCCTCCTCGGATGGTGTGGTGATGCCTTGCGGGTTGATGCCGGTGCGGGGCCGGATGATGCCCAGCAGCCCGCGGCGGGGCAGGTGCTGGAGAATGGTCGGCCCGGTGGTCCACTGCGGGTATGGGTTGCCCGGCTGGGGGGCGCTACTGTTCTGGCTGATGCAGAGCAGCTGCGCGCCGAGGTCGCGGACGGCCACGGCGACGTGGGTCTTGGGGAACCACGCCGGGTAGGAGTCGTCCCAGACCAGCGTGTCGCCGCCCCGCACAGTGGCCGTGGGTGGGAGCAGTTCGTACGCTGCGGCGATGGCCGCGCTCTGCGGGAAGGCGTCGGACATGTTCCCTGCCCAGCCCGGCCAGCGGCCCTTGCCGTTCGTGCTGATGACCGGCAGGCCGAGGTACTTGGCCCAGTTCGCCGGGACGTCCCAGCACTGCGCGCCGAAGCCCTGATTGGTCGGGTTCCAGTCCTCGTTGAGGTACCGGCCCGCCACCTGGGGTATCCAGTTGGCTAGGGCCGTTGTCAGGTTGATCATGGCTGCTCCTGCTTGTCTGGTGGGGGTTTCTTGAGCTTCGGCCAGGGCCGGAGTTCCCGGCCGCTCATGCCGTGCTCGGTGCAGTCGCGGCGCAGCTCCGAGGCGTATTCTTCCGTCAGGCGCCGGTTGTGGGCTTCGAGGTCGGCGCGGTCCCGTTCCCGTTCGGCGTCGTTCCATGCCTCGTTGCGCTGCTCTTTCATGCTGATGTTGCGGATCCTCTCGCGCCCGGCGGTGCCGTTGGCAACCTTCACGACGCCGTTCACGAGCGCGACGAGGAACCCACTGCTGCCTACGACGCCGAGGACCGCGACGAGGATCTGTGTTCCGTCCATCTGTTACCTACTTTTCGGGGTCGTAGGCGTAGTGCCGGGTTTTCACGAGGCGGGCTGCGAACGCGAGGATGGCGAAGACGACGAAGCAGATGGAGGCGATACGGAGGCTGACTTGGCTGATGGGGATTCCCCAGTAAGCGGTGCCGTAGATGCCCATCGCGAACATGCAGAGGATCGCCCCGGCCCGTTCGAGCCACCAGACGCCTTGTAGTACGGTGCACGCGCCGATGCCGCCGCCGACCACGAGCATCCCGGCCCAACACGCCACGAGCGTCTGCCCGAGGGTGCCTTGGATCGTCCGGGGCGGGTCGGACATGACTGCCAGGCCGAGTACGGTTACGGCCAGGTAGGCGAAGAAGTAAATCGCTGACAGCGCCCGGGGTTCCTGAACGCGGAGCCAGAGTTTCAGCAGGGCATGTCGCATGGATTTTCTCCTTAGTTCGTGGGCCGGGGTCATCCGGCCGCGGTCGTGCTGGTCATCTGCCGGGCTTGCCATTGCGCGGTGGCTGCGACGGACGCTGCGGCGGTGTAGTTGTTGAGCGTGACGGTGGCGCTGGTTGCGCTGTTGGCGGTGATCGCCCCGACGGTGACCCGGCCGTCCCCGCTGTTGACGTTCAGGATCGGCGCGACACTGAACCGGCTGGCAGGGTAGGTGATCGTGATCGAGGTCGAGGCCCCGGCAGCGATGATGCCAACCGCCACCGTGCCCGCTGCGCCGGCGTAACTGTTCTTATCCAGCTTCGCCTTGTCGGTGGTGCTCAGGAAGCCCGCTACTGAGGCTGTCGCCGCCGCGTGGGTGTGGCCTACCGGGGCGACTTCCTGCCATGCGTTGAAGGCGAAGGTGGAGTACTTGGTGCGCCAGAACTTCCGGTATTGGGTGGCGTAGCCGGTGTACCACTGGAAGGTGAACACGCCGAAGGTGACGACCTCCAGCAACCCCGCCTGAGGCAGAGGATAGTTCAGCCCGGATACCGCATCTGCCACCTGGCTTTGGGAGTAGTAGCCTGAGGTTACGTAGGTGTCCAGGTCGGCGGCGTCCGGGATTTCCGTGACCGTAACGTCACTGAGCGGGTGCGTGTGTGCTGCCGGGGCGAATGTGGCTGGCTTGGCCGTCACTTCGGTCCATGCCGGGAACCAGTTACCGGCTTTGGCGGTTGTGGCGGTGGCGCCGACGATCGGGGCGAATGTGGTCGGCTTGTTGGTCAGGTCCGCCCACAAGTGTGTGTGCGCCAGCAGTGCCCGGAGTGCCACTTGCTGGTCGGTGTAGGTGTTCGCCGCCGTGACGCTGCCCGCCGCGGCTGTCGCGGAATTAGCTGCCGCTGTGGCGCTGGCTGCCGCCGCATTGGCGGAGGCGAAGGCCTGCGCCGCGATGATCGTCACCTGGTCGATGCCGACGCCCGGGGAGCTGGGCACCTTGACCACGGACGCGAGGTCGATCACGGAATTAGATGGAACGGCCAGGCTGTGGGCCGGTATCTGCGACACGGGGCGTCCGTTGCGGGGCAGGAATTTGTAGGTGGCCGTCCACGTCCAGTTCAGGGCCATGAGGTCCGGGTCGTCGGTGGCGATGAGCTTCACCCACGGCACGGTGGGGATCGTTTCGTCCCCCGGATCCGGCGTGCAGAGCCGTCCCGATCCGTCCAGGATGCCGACGACTATTTCCGACAGGATCGTGACGGGGGCGGTGGCGGTGGGGTCGGGCCAGTAGTCCACGGACGCTTGGAACTCGACCGTGCCCTGGACGGGGTAGGTGACGGTGGGGTTCTCGGGGTCGGGTCCGTCGCCCACGGCAATGACGAACTGTCCGCTGACCTTCCCGGTGCTGACGTTACTGGGCAGCGACATGTGTCCTCCAAGGGGTAGGAAGAGGAGCCCCATGGCGGGGCCCCTCCGATGGGATTAGGGCAGCAGCGCCTTGGCGAACACGCTGTGAAGATCGAAATAGCCTTCGGGGTTGGGGTGCCACTGGTCGAAGTACAGCCCCCGAGCCGACCCGATGCCCCGGTTGATCCAGTGCGCCGACAGGTCCAGCAGGGGCACCTGATACGCGTCCGCAACGTCGTACAGCTTGGGGTAGAAGTCGCTGAACCATGTGGTGCGGGTGTCGGAGTAGACCGGTGGATCCACCACCAGCAGCACGTCCTTGCCGTATGTCCGTAGGTTGGCGAGGATCAGCCCGAGGTTGGTCACCAGCGAGGCCGAGCCGGTGGACCAGATGATCTCGTTGGCGCCGAGCTGGATGATGACGCCGTCGGCCTTCCAGCCGTGAACGATGTCGCTGTACCCGTTATAGAAGCTCGCCCCCGTGCCGGAGCCGGTGGGGATCCAGTCGTTGGCGATCGAACCGCTGTAACCGAAGTTGCCTATTTCCAGCCCGGTGGCGTTCCGCAGGCTGATGCCGAGGATGTACGCCGTGGTGGCGCTGAGGCTGGTGATCTTCACCGTGTGGGTGGTGTTCGCCAGACCCGTAACGGTGGTGACCTGGATGGCCGAAGCACCGGACGGGGTAATGGTGACCGGGGTTCCGTTGTCGATGCTGTAGCTGACCGCCGAGCCGTTGCCGAAGGTGTAGATGTCGACCACCGTCGCGGCGTGATCGAACGCCACCGTGAAGGACTTGCCGGCAGTGGCGCAGCTCAGGTGCAGCTGCATGTTGCTGCGGGGCCCGCCCGTGATGTACCACTCAGCATCCTTGGTGATGCGGGCGTCCGGAGTGGTGTTGTTCCAGGCCGTGACCATGCCGGGGGTCGACTGGCCCGCCTGAGCCGCTCGAAGCTGCAGCAGACGCATGTCGTCGATCACGCCCGGAGAGCCACCCTGACCGGCGATCATGCTGTGTCCCATGCCGGCTGCCCGGTAGGTGTACTTGCCGGCCAGTGCCCCTGCGATCCTCCGCCGCATGGGGCCGATGTCGGCACCCTCCGGGAGGTAGAGCCGGTACGCGGTGGAGTAGCGCCCGGCCCGGACACCCGCCGCTGCGGGAGCGTTGGTGAAGGGTGCCGCGAACTCCAGCTCGGTGTCCACCTTCACGGACGGCGAAAGGTTCTCCAGCCCGGTCCAGTAGGCATTCAGGCTGTCACCGTCGTGCCACTTGTGGACTGTGTTGGACTCCATCGGCATACCGGCGCTGACCTCGACGATGTGGCCCGCCAGGGGCACAGTGCTCAGCGTGCTGTTCATGGCCGCGCCGATGCGGACGGTGGCCGTGCCAGCCGGGGCCCGCACGCCGTTAACCTCGAGGTCGGTCCACGCGGTCATCCCCGCCGGGACGCGGATCAACCGGTTGTAGTACGTGGCCCCGATCTGGGCTCCACCAGCATCGTAGAAGTAGATGGTCGCACCCATCACCGTGGCCACCGAAGACCGCACAGAGACGATCCCGGCCCACATCCTCCCGGGGGTGGCGACACCGAGCGGCAGCTTGAGGTTCGCCGACGCCGCAGTCGCGTCGTTGTTCCAGGTCATGCGGACGTAGCCCGCCTTCGACGGGGTGTCGACGTCCTCCACGAACGTGAGGAAGCCGCCGCCGCCAGCGCCGTAGTAGGCGGTCCAGGCCGGGGTCGGTGCCCGGGGAGCAGAATTGGACGTCGGGTTGACGATTAGCGCCTGACCGGAGGATGCTGCCAGGGCCTGCACGATGCTGTACGGGGAGGCATCCCCGGGGACGCCCCTGGTGATGATCTGCGACGGAGTGACAATGGCGAGCATGTCACCGATAGCGCCGCCACCGGGCGGGACCACGATGCGCCACGACGGCGTAACCGTCCGGGACAACCCGTTAGAGGACCAGTTGATCGTCAGCTTGTACGGTGAGTACGGGTTCGTCCCCAGCGACTCTTGCAAATTGACTGTGAACGTGCCGTTAGCCGCGGGGGTGACCTTCACCGGCTCGGCAGGGATCAGGGTGGATGACCCGAGGATGACAAGGTCCTCGTCCAGTTCAAAGACGAGTTCCGGGATTCGGTCCCCTAGGCTGACGCCGGCCAAATCCTTGAGGTTGCCGGTAACTGGTACGGCTGCCATGTGGTGCCTCCTGGGCATGAAAAAAGGCCCTCTAAGGGGCCTTGATGTATTAATTCGGGGTCCGTGTCGCTACACTCAGCGCATGGAAAAACTTGGGGGACTCGTCCTTATTGCTCTGCTCGCTCTCACTGGGTGCTCGGCACCGGCCGCCACTGAGCCGGCGACGACGAGCACACCGGCATCAACGGAGGCCGACCAGCGCATCGCCCCGCTCCTGGCAGCACCCGCCCCGGCTGAGTCCGTGGCTCCCGAATTCGACGACGAATCGGCGCAGAGTAAGTACCTCGAAGGTGTGAAGAAGGTCTGGCGCGGTGACATCCCGTCCGATGAGATCCTGCTGAAGGCTGGCGGCGCGTCCTGCACGCTCTTCTCCGAAGGCAAGAACTACAACGAGATCGCCCAGATGTCAGGAACAACTGAAGCTGAGGGCGACAACGCCGCTTCCGTTGCTATCTACGCCAGCCGAAACCTCTGCACGCAGTACAACACCGACCGCTAGTTGATCTTCTTCAGATTGCCGAAGCCGTCGATGTAGACATTCGGTGTAACGCCTGTCGTTGACGGGATGCCGGTGATTTTCACAACCGGCGCGGCGATCTCGATCTGGCTGACGCAGGTGATCAGCATTCCGAAGAGTGTCGACGCGGACACGGATCCGTTGGGGAAGTTGACTGTCCCGCCGCCGAGGCCAGTGTTCTCCAAGGTCAGGCCGCCGAGCTTGATCTTCTTTCCCGCCGCTACCGTCAGGTCGTTGTTCAGGGTTGCCGGGCCCTTGATGTCCAACGATCCCTCGGACGTTAGGTCTCCGTTGGCCGCGATCTTGAACTGCCCGAACGTCGCGGAGCCGTCCGGGTTGATCTCCGCGGTTCCGGTGGTGATCTTCCCGGACGGGTCGATTGTCAGGGTGCCGAACTTCGCGGAGCCGTCCGGGTGAAACTCAATCCCGCCGACCGTGATGCTGCCGCCGTCTCGGACGACGAGGGGTCCGCTGATGTTCACTTCGCCCTCGAAGTCGATGATTCCGCTGGCGAGGAGTCGCCCGATGATCTCCGCGGTGCCGGTGACTTCCAGTCCCTCGTTTTCAATCCGGAGCTTTCCGGTGCCGTAGAACCGCATCCCGCCGGAGACGGACGATCGGTTCAGCGGCGTGGCGTAGGTCCTTGCGTCGAAGCGCCGGACGAGTTCTTCGAACTCGTCGCGGCCGACGTGGTCTATCTTTGTCATCCGACTACTCCTGGTTGGAACTGCAAATCAACGAACGGGGACAGATCGCCGGAATAGGCGATCAGGAGAAGGTGGGTGGTGCCGTCATCGAGCCAGGGATCGCCCTGGATGTTGACGCGCACGCCGATGCCCGGGCGGAGCTGGTTCGCCTGGTGCTCGCCCTCCTCTTTGCCTGTCCGGATACTGAAGGACCACTGCGCAGTAGGGTCCTTGCAGAGCTCCAGCTCGGCGTCCGCGAGGGCCTGCAGTTTGGCGGGGTCCTCCACGGCGGGGAATGCCACGGTTTTGACGAGCGCAGGGTAGGGCGAGGCGCCGTGGATCGCTGCCTTGGTGAGCATGTCGGCTTCGGTCCCCTGACCGGTAGCGATAACGTGGTTCGCTACCTTCTGGGCGTCCCTGGTGACCTTGAGCCCCGAGACGCCCGATTCCTCAGCGGTGGGGTTGAACACGAGCAGGCCCGGGGCCGGGACTCCAATGGACACCTCCCACTCGAAGAATGTTGGGTCGCTGGGGCGCCACCGGGGTAGGAAGTCCGTGTTCGGGCCGTACTTGGTTTCGATCAGCACTTTGATAGCGTCCGGCGCCTTGAGCAGGTGGTAGTTCTGATAGGTGTACGTGTGGACGCCTGGGATATCGGCCGGCAGCACGAGCGGCAGCTCAAATGTCGCCCCGGCCGTCGCCTGCTGAATGACGCGCTTCACTTGTGTTTCGAGGGAAAGCGGGCCGTAAACCAGAGGCGCTTCCTTCTCCACTCCCGCGTTCGAGTAAGCGCACATCATGCGCTTACCGAAGATCGACCAAGGATCCGCGTAAGTCAGGGTCACAGTAGCCGCGTCTCGGTCGTAGTCCTGCACCCAGATGATGCCGCCGTAGAGGGGCACGCCGTCCTCCTCGAATACGAGGGTGCGGGAGGCCGGCTCCGTCAGGTACTTGCCCGGGAAACCTTCGGAGTCGCGGTCGCCGACGTAGAAGGAGGCTTCGCCGGCGCCGGAGGCGTTTTGCATTCTGGCCCACGTTGCCTCCGTCGGGGCGAGGAGGCCCAGCTTCTTCCCGGTGTGCGTGTCAACGGACCAGACAAGCTTGCCCATGCGGGTGCTCCTTTTAGGTGTAGGTGTCCTGTACTTCGACGCGGCCGGCGCCGCCGGAAATGCTGAACTGGGTGATCGGCCCGGCCGGGACCGTGCAGGTCTGCGCCTGCAGGATCAGATCGGAGCGGTCGTCGCCGTTGAGCCGGAGCCGGGCCGTATGGAAGTCGACACGGATTTTGTCGCCGGCGCCGATGGCTCCGGTCGCGATGTACTGCCCGCCGGGGTGGGTGATGCTAAAGCCTGCCGCGAGCGGGCCGTCGATCTCCACGACCGGAGAGGCTTTGAAGTTGCCGCGGTTGATCAGCTTCGCCGGTGTCCCCGGTGCCAGCGGGACGGTGCGCAACTCGCCAAACTTCCGATGATCCGCACACCAGAAGACGATCTGGAAGTCGGAGTAGAAGCCCGCGGCGTGCGGGTTCACGTTGGAGACGTCGATAGTCGCCAGCGCCCATTGGATGAGTCCGTTCTTCTCTATCTGGATGCGTCCCTCGTCGCCGTGGGCGAGGAGGCCGCTGATCTGCAGGCCGAGGGCCTCCTGCTCCTCCGCGCTGCCGGCCAGGATGATCCCGTCGAGGGTTACCGTCCGCGACTCTTGGTATCGCTTGAGCCGGTAGGAGCCGGCAGCCCCGGGCCGGGCTGCCTTCTGTCCGCGCATCGTGACGCCGTCGTCCCAGCCGTCGATCCCTTTGCTTGTGATGGCAAAGGGGCCGAGGCCGGGACGACCGTAGAAGTCGAGGCCGCCGACCGCGATGTGTAGATCGCCGTTAGGCATTGAGTCTCCTCATCTTCTTGTTGAGCCGGTTGTCGAGCGCCCGGGCGAGGTCCGCCGGGTGTACGCGCTCCGTGATCGGCATGGTGACGCTGATCGGGGCAGCCCCGCCGCCGAGCCCGCCGGCGCCTGCTGCAGCGCTGGACGTAGTGACAGTGCCTGTCAGTGCCGCGGCCGTCATGAGCTTGGAAGCAGCTGCTCCGACGGTCCCCTGCTCCTTTGCGATGCTGTCTGCAAAATCGGTCGCGAGGGCCTTGCCGGAGTGGCTGGTGTAGCCGCTGCCGGAGAAGGGTCCGCGCTTCGCGGGCGAGTGCGGGAAGAAGGACTTCGCGAAGTCCAGCACGCCGCCGACCGCGTCGCCGATGCCGGAAACCATGCCCTTGATTCCGTCAATGAAGCCCTGGATGAGGGCCTTACCGGCGTCGAGTAGCAGCGTTCCGAGGTTGCCGAGGGCTTCGAGGATTTTGCCCGGGAGCTCGTAGAAAAACTGCATGAGCCCGGCAAGGAATCCGCCGACGCCGCCGATTACGTTGTTCCAGGTGTCGGCGAAGAACTGGCCCACGGCCGCGAGGCCGGCTCCGACCGCTGCCCACACCATCGCGAGCGTGGGAACCAGCACGTTGTTGAACCAGTCGATCAGGCCCTGCACAATGCCCTGGATGAAGGCGAATACGTTCGCGAATATTTGCCGGCCCAGCTCGGTCTGGGTGAAGAACCAGATGAGTCCGGCCACCAGCGCCACAATGGCGAGGATGACCAGAGCGATCGGGTTCGCCGACATTGCCGCGTTCCATGCCCACTGGGCTGCGGTCGCGATGCCCAGAGCGGCTGCTCCTGCGAGCTGAGCAACCTTCATTGCGGCCGTGGCCACTCCCGTCGCCACCATCAACGCCACAGCCCGCACGCGGGACGTGGTGCCCGCGGTCGTAGCGACGGTGTTCGTGGCCTGCGCCGCGGTCGCCCCGCGCATCGCCGAGGCGAGTGCAAAGTTGGACGCTGCCTGCGCCGCCATGACGGGTACGGACGCGAGCGCCGCGATGTTGCCGGCGATCTGCGCGAGCCTCCAGATCACCATGCCGGCTGCCACCGCGATGATGATGGCCGTCAGGATCTCGGTGTGCTCCGCGAGGAACGTCATTGCTTGCGTAGCTCCCTCGAGGAGGGGCTTTATCAGGGGTAGCGCTCCGGCGATGAGCTTGCCGATTTCCTCCGACATTTTGCCGAGGGCCTTGCCTACTTCGACAAGGATCGGGCCGGCGGGCTTCGCTATGGAGAGGAAGCCATCGAGGGCTGGCCGGAGCTGCGAGAAGTCGCCGCTCTTGAGCGCGTCGAAGGCTGGTCCGGCGGCTGCCTTGATGTTGTCGAGCGCCAGCCGGGTGTTGTAGCCGAACTGCTCCATGAAGCCAGCGAAACCGGACGACGTTATGTCGCCGTCCGCGGCTTCGAAGGAGGCCTTGAAGGCGCGGATGCCGCCGATTGCGGTGGCTAGGTGCTTGCCGAAGCCAGATGCAGGGTCCATGCCGAGGGCCTTGACGAGGTCTGGTGTCATGGCTCCGGACGCGATGCCGGCTTGGAAGGCTGAAAGCTTCGCGAGGAACGAGGAGAGCCCCTCCCCGAGGGCGGCTGCCCGGAGGGATGCCTTGTCGAAGGCGCCCGGCAGTTTCTCATTCATGAAGCCAAAGAGCGTAGAAAGGGCCGGCAGGAAGGCGCCGGCGACCTTCGCTTTGCCCTCGGCGATGATGGCGTTGAAGGTTGCCTGGCGCGAGTTGAAGCTGTTTGTTTCGCGGGCGGCCGCGCCCTGGGCGTCGGCGGTCTGCTTCATGACGAGGGACAGGGTCGCTGCCTGCTGGGCCTGCGTGTCGAAGCCTGCTTTACCCTTTTTGAAGCCGAGCGCTAGGGCTTCGGCGTCGATCTTCGCCTGGTTCAGGGAGACGCCGTAACGCTCGATGGGGTCACGCTCGCCCTTGATCGCGCTGGAGAGGGCCTCGACGGCTTCCTTGGTGGAACCGCCGAACTGGGCGGAGAGGTCTCCGCCGAGCCCGATGAGCTCCTGCGTCTTGGGGGCGAGCTTATCCATGGCGATGCCGCCGTTTTTGAGCTGCGAGCCGATGATGGTCGCGAGTTCCTGGTAGTTGTTCGCCGTCAGCCCGAGGTTCGTTTTTGCGTCCTTGGCGTATTCGAACAGCCCGGCCGAGCTCTCTTTGAACACTGCCTGGACGCCGCCGACGGACTGCTCCAGGTTGCCTGCGCCCTGGATTGCTCCGGTGAAGGTCTCCTTCAGCTTGCCCAGCCCGACTATGGCGCCGAGCCCGACGAGGGCTCCCTTGAATGCGGAGCCAAACGTCCGGCCACCTTCGCGGCCGGACGTCTCGACTTCTTTCTTTACCTTCGAACGGAAGCCGACGAAGTTTGGCTCGATCGCTACCTGGCCGGAGCCTACCTGATCAGACACTGGGTGCCTCCGTCCGTTTCTGCCCGAAGGCACTACGTGCCCTCAGCTGCTCGGTGAGGGCCTTGCGTTCTTCTGGGGTGACGTCCGAGTTATCTCCCGCGGTTGCCCACGGCAGGTCGAGGTCGAGGGGCTGTTCTCCCTTGCCGCGGGTGACGGCGACTACGCGGGCGAGGGTCGCTGCTGCGTAGAGGGCGTGTCTGCCCATCGGGTATTTCCAGCCCTGGACTGACATGACGAAGTGCGAGTCCATTTCGAGGGCGAGTCCGTCGATCAGGTGCTCGGCTTCGGGGAAGCTGATTGTGGTCCCCACGTCGTCGAGGCTCAGGTGGAACCGGTGCCTGAAGTCGTAGGTCAGGGCGGGCCGATGCTCCTCTATCAGCTTGAGGAGGGACCGGATTTTCCCACGGAGCTGCCGAGCCGTTCGCCGAGGGCGGTCATCCACTCGATGGCGAAGATGAAGGTCTCCGTGCCGTCAGAGAGCCCGTTCAGCGTCGCTGCGTCCGCCTCGCTCAGGATATTTTCGAGGATGTAGTCGACCATCTCGGCCTCTTCGATGTTGTCATCTTCGAGGGTCAGGAGGAGCTTGAGCTTCGGGTACGGAACCAGGAGGCTGAGGCTGATTTCGCCGTCGACGGTCTGGCACTTCAGCGTGTTCTCCACGACGATGCTCTTAGGCTTCGGCCCGGGGGCACCGGGGCCGAGCGCGAGCTCCGCGGTGATCACGCTGGCCGGGTCCGTGACCTGGAGGCCGGCGGGCGCTGCTGCGGCTTCTTTGCGGGCTGCCCGAGTCGCGGCCGACTTCTTTGCGGCTGCGCTGCGCCGGGCTGCGGCGTCGGGGCTGGTGGCTTTGGTGGGGCTCATGCCGGTGTCTCATTCCTGACGGGTTTTCAGATGGGTGGAACTGCGGCCGGCCGACTACCCATCAAAGAGTCGACCGGCCACAGGTTTGGGGGCCTGCCCGGGGCGGGCTGGTTACGGGGTGACTTCCGGGGGGAGCAGCCATTCGCCGATATGGCCGTTGCCGAGCGCCGGCGAGCGGTCGATCTTGTAGGTCACCTCGTAGCCGAGCACGGATCCGCGCTCAGACTTGTCCTCGGCCACCGAGGCGACGGAGGCGTTGCCGGCCACGCGACGTCGGATGGTCCCGTTCTTGAAGATTTCCTCGGTGAAGAGGACATACTTCTTGTCGGTGCCACCGCCGTCGATCACGATGTAGCCGTTGGCGTCGGGGGTCTGGCCGCGGATGATGCCGCGGACGGTCTCGTCGGTCTGGGCGTACTTGACCTTGAGCTCGACGTTGGCGAGGCCGGAGGGGATCGAGAAGCCTTCCTGGTAGAAGACGATCGGGTCGCCGTCGGCTTCCATCGACCACTCAAAACCTCCGTCCTCGGTGAGGAGGCCGGGGAGCAGGAACGCGGGCGGGAGCAGGAACTCCGCTGCGCCGCCTTCGGCAGGGGTGGGGAGCGCTGTGCCGGCGGGCGCGACGCCCATATGCCCGGTGACCGGTACGCCGACCGCTGTTACGTCGTTACCAAACGAGTCTTTCATTGCATGCCTCCAAGGCTGGGTTATGGGTTTAGAGCGTGAATTCCTCGCCGGTGACGGCGAGGCTCGCAGTGAAATACCGGCGCGGCTGCCCTGACGGGTCCGCGACCTTGAAGGGGCCGTTCATCGTCAGGACCGCCGCCACCGGGTTGCCGGGCTCCGTGCCGGGACTGCCGGCCACGATCGCCGCGACGAGGAGCGCGAGGTCGGTTGCCTCTTTGCCCGGGTTGTCGTCGTCGCCGGCGAGGACCGTGAAGCCTGCGCTGGTCTGCGCCGTGACGATGCCGGTGGTCGGTCCGCCGTCGTCGCGGACGACAACGGATTTCGGGCGCCTGGTAGGCGGGTGCTGGTTGCCGACGTAGACGTCGGCTGCCAGCGCCTGGTGCAGTCCTGGCGGGCCGGCTGCTATCGCGTCGAGGCGGTCCTTGATGTGGTGGGCGAGGAAGAGCTCGACGTCGGTAAAAATGACCGAGCTAGCCACCGGACTTCAGAGCTCCCAAAGCGCGGGCGAGGTTGCCGGTCTCCGACTCGATCCACATCGTCTTCTCGTCGTCGCTCTTGATCACGGCTACGTTCCTGCGATTCGCCCGCACGACCTCGACGTGGATGCCGTCGCGGTAGTCGCCGGTGTCGACAGGGGCGGTGCTCCGTGCGATGGCGGCGCCGCGCTCCGCAATGCTTACGCAGAGCGCGGTGACCTCCGGCGAGTGGCCGAGCTTGCTGAAGAAGTCGTTGTTGAATTTCACCCTGTGACCTCCTGCAGCGGTATCTCAAGAACTGGTTGCCAGCCGGTGAACGGGTTTGTGTCCGCCTCCGGCTTGGTCGGCACCTTGTAGGTGATCCCGGCGGAGACGATCCGGTCTCCCGCGAGTACGTCGGCGCCCGCGTCCGTGAGGTAGAGGCTCTTCGTCGTGATGATGTAGGAGCGGTCCTCGCTGACCTGAGCGGTGCCCGAGGACGACGCCACGAAGGCTCCGTCCAAGCTCAGCCGCAGCGGGTCTGTCCAGTCCGCCTGCGTCTGCTCCCGCGAGTACGGGTCCACCACCAGCCGGCGGCGCAGCCGTTCAACCGCGCCGCCGAATGGCAGGAACATTCCCGCGGTCACGACCGGTCCCCGCGGCCGAGGTTGTACTTCTCCACGGCGTCAGTCCACTTCTGGGTGACGCCGACGGTCGCCGCTGCTTCGTACTTGATGTTTGCCGGACCCATGCCTTGGGCGCCGACGTGGGCGAGGACGAGTGCTTGGGTCGTCGCCTGCTCAAGTACTGCGTCGGCGATGTCGCCGGGGATCTCGTCGTAGCCATGTGTGTAGGTGACCTTCACGTTTTCGAGGTCGTCCGGCCAGCCGCCGGCCCGGCGCAGGATGCCTGCCCGGCGGCTGATCTTGTAACCCGAGCCTGCTACCAAAGCGGCGCCGTCCAGCTCCACCGAAATGGAGGTGATCGGCGCCGCCGGCAGCAGCAGCGTGTCGGTCCCGTTGCCGTCGAGCCAAATCTCGTCATCCTCTACGAGGTGGACGGGGTGGCCGACGGCTCCGCGGAACCGGTCGCTAGCTCTTTGGAGGGCGAGCAGCAGCCTTGGGCTTTGCTCCGGCAGCCCGGTTGCTGTCGCCAGCTCCGTCAGTTTTGCCAGATACGGTGGCGCCATTGTCTGCTCCCTTCGCTGCTTCGTCGGCGGCTGCCTGGTCTGCCGCAGCCTTGTCGGCGGCTGCCTTGTCGGCCGCCGCCTTCGCAGCTTCGTCGGCGGCTGCCTTCGCCGCTGCCGCAGCGGAAGCTGCGGAGTCCGTGGACACTACAGTCGAGCCGTTCCCGGCCCCCTGCGCTGCCTTCGCCGCCGCGGCAGCTTCCGCTGCTGCAGCCGTGGCCGGCGGCTTCGGCGTCTTGGCAGTGATGCCGAGGCGCTTCGCGTCCTCCGTGCGGTAGCGGACGCCGCCGATGATGATGATCGGGTTTGCTTCAGTCATTGCCTTGCTCCTTCTTTGGTTTGGAAAGCGGGAGGGTGGGCTTAGCCAGCCGTCAGGTCGACGACGCACAGGCGTGCGGCGTTGCGGATGAGCTGGACCTTGCGCTGCTCCGCGCGGACGTACACGAGGTTGTGCTGCGCGTAGTCCTTGTGCTGGTTGAAGGCTTCGATCGCGAGGGCGTCGAGGTCCAGCAGGTGGATCGTGGAGAAGTCGCCCACGATGGCCTGGCCGACTTCGAGCGCCTGGGAATCGATGCGCTCGTAGCTCCACGCCGTCTTGGGTCCGCCCGCGAACGGGCCGTTCCCGAGGAAGCGTCCCTGCGTGTCCTTCAGGAGGTCCCAGGTCTCGTCGTCCTCCGGGTGGAGGAGGACGCCGCGGATCGTGGTGCCCGAGGTTGTGCGCAGCTTGGTGATCGCCTTGCGGATCGTGGTGGGGACGTCCGTGACGAAGGCCTGCTGCAGCACGCCGCTGGTGTTCAGGATGCCGGCGGGCTCGTCGGCGGTGCCGGCGCCGTTGAGCAGGATGCTCTCCGTGAGAATTTCGAGGTTCTCGCGGAGCGTGGAGTCGATCAGGGCCTTCATGATGCCGTCGTCGGCGAGCTCCTGGTTGGTGACCTCCATGCCGTCCGCGTAGGTGTAGGCCTTCGCCTCTGCGGTCTGCGTGGTGAGCGTGGACAGCGGCTTCAGGCCGGTCGCCGGCGTGGTGCCGGTGCTGGTCACTGCCTCGTTGACGAGGGCCGCGTTGTTCGTCTTGGAGATGATCTGGCGGTACTGAAACCAGGGGAGGTTCGTGGTGCCGGTGGTGATCAGGTCCAGGAGCCGGCGCTCCGGGCGGTTGACGAGGTCGTCGACCTCGTTGGTGCGGACGGCCCGGGAGTTGCCCTGGGTGCCGGAGCTGACCGGGGCCGGGTCGACCTTGCGGATGCCCAGCCCGGAGGCCTTCAGGCGGATGTCGGTGCCCTTGGAGGCGCCGTTCGGGTTCTCCTTCTGGTGGCTCTTGTAGACGTCGGAGTTGACGAAGGCTTCGCCCAGCGTCATGGCCTTCGCCCGGCGGTTGCCGGCCGGGGCCTGCTCGTCGCTGGAAACCAGCGGGGCCTCATCTGCAGCGAAGCCGAGGGCTTCGGCTGCCGACTTCGCGCGCTCGATCAACGCGCTAACCTCGGTACGCTCCTTCGCGATTTCCGTGGCGCGGGCGCCGTCGGCTTCGGTGAAGGACTCGGGGCTGCCGAGGGCCTTGGTGCGAAGTGCAGCAGCTTCTGCGTTCAGCGCTGCGAGTTTTGCTACGGGATCCATGAGAGGGTCCTTTCTTGTGTGCTAGGAAAGCTCGAGCAGCGCTCGAACAGCTGGAGTCAGCGCCGACTTGGTTGCCGGTGCTGCTGAATCGGGGGCCGGCGGCGTGACGGCTTTTGCCGTGTCGTCGTCGGCGGGTGCGGGCTCGGCCGCGGCGATGATCTCGCCGAGCTTCGCGTGGGCGTCCTTGAGGGCGTCGACGTGCTTCTGCGCAAGGACTCGGCCTTCCTTGCTTACGTGACCGAGGCGCCCGGTGATGCGCCCGTCGGACTTCACGCTGATCAGCTCGGTCTGGTCGTTGGCGCCCTTGAAGCAGGGGCCTGCCTCCCAGAGGTCGATGTCCTTGATCAGGAGCGAAGGCCACCACGAGTCCTCATCGTCCTTTTCGATGAGCTCGTAATCGCGGACGAGGCCGCTGATGGAGAACTCGACGACGAGGCCGCGCTTCATGAGCTTGTGAACCTGGACCGCGGTGGGGTTCTCGAAGTCGATGAGCCCGGTGAGCTTCAGTCCGGCTTCGGTCTCCTCCGCGGCGGTGTACTCGCCGATGAAGTTGAACGGGTTGCTGAACTGGTGAGCCCACACAGCAGGGATCGGCCGGCCCTTGATGATCCACTCGGCGAGTGTCTTGGTGAATGCGCCCTGCGCGACGACGTCGCCCTGGGAATCTTCGTTACCGAAGGCGGAGACGAGGGCAGTGAACTCACCCGGCGTCTCGGTGGCTTCGGCTTTGGCCACGAAGGTCTTATTGATGAGGATCGGGTCCATTGCCTGACCGCCTTTCTATTCGGGTGTTCCCGGCTTCTCGTTTTGAGTGCCGGAGTCGTGCGGGGAGGCCTGCCCGCCTTCGACGACGTTCAGTGGCACCACGAGCTCGTCGGTGCCTTCGACGAAGGGCAGGTTCTGCTTCGCGCGGGCCTCCGAGCGCAGCAGCCAGGGTCCACCGGTCGCGGTCGAGAGGATCTGCGCCTGCTCGAGGAAGGAGCCATTGATCGCCGCGTCGCGGTCCATCTCGACATAGAGGTCTCTGGTCGTGTCCAGGAAGGGCAGCAGGCCGATGTTCACGGCCTGCGTGAGCTCCGTGTAGAGCGGGCCGAGCGTCGGTCCGTGGAGCATCTGCCGGAAAGCGCCGATGTTGGAGAAGTTCCCGGCCCGGGCGCCGACGAGCTCCGGTGCGATATGGAACGCCGAGGCGACCTCCGCGTCCGTGAGCTGCCGGCCCTCGATGTCCTTCGCATCTTTTGGGTTGATCCCGTCGAGCTGCTCGTAGGTCATCCCGTCCTCGAGGATGGGCGTGCCGCCGGCGTTGACCGAGTCGCGCCATTGCCGCCAGGACTGCAGGAACCGATCACGCTTGCGGTCGTCTTTGAAGCCCTTCTCGTACATCAGGACGCCGCTGAGCTTGGGGCTGTTGTCCCACTGGGCCCTGCGCCACTGGACGCTGCGTTTGTTCTCTTCGAGGATCTGGGAGAGCGTGAGCAGCGGGGAAACGCCGGCGCCTCCGTCCGCGCTCCAACCCCAGCTGATGGCCATCGGCGCCTCCGTCAGATCGACGTCCTCCTGGCCGGCCGGGGTGTGCAGGATGACCTGCTCAACCTCGCCGAGGAAGTTGGACTTCAGCTCGATCAGACGGGGCGGGATCCGGACCAGCCTTGCGGGCTTGCCCTCGTGGGCGGCGAAGTAGACGACGCAGAAGAGGTCGTAGAGCAGCGCGTCAGTTACGACGTCGCGCCAGAGGTTGTAGCCGCTGCGGAAACGTGAGGCCCGGTTGAGGAGCTGCTCCGCTGGGCTGCCCTGCTCACGCTGCCGGTCGGTGTCCGATACGCGCTGGTAGGCGTGCCACGGGATGTGCCCAACCTGCCGGGCAATGAAGCTAACGACCTTGCGCAGGGAAGGCTGGGATTTCCAGAGCGCCATCGGGTCCGACGTCGCCGGGCTGTACTGCGAGAGCGGGATCCCGGCGTCCCGCGTGATCCAGGTGTCGCCCCAGCTGGATCGCGTGGGGTATCCCCCGCCGAAGGAGCCGATGGTGACGAGTTCGCCGCCGGCCTTCAGGATGGCGGCCATTACGCACCGACCTGGGCGAAGAGGACCGATCGGGCCGGCACCAGCAGGTAGCCGTCCAGTTTGACCTGGCCGTGCTGGTTCATGCTCACGACGTCGACGAGCTTGAGGACGCGGGCGCGCCACGAAAAGCGGACCACGCCTTCGACGGTGGTGCCGTCGCTCAGGACGAGCCGGACGCTGCTGCCTAGTTTGAGGCGCATGCGGTTCTCCTTCGGTTAGGCGATTACCAGGTCGTTGTCCTGGTAATGGGATTGGGCGGATTCGTTGTTTTGCCACTCGGCGGTTGCGTTGGCGAGCGCGGAGACGCCGTCGATCTTGTCTCCGGAGTTCGCCTTGTCTGGCTTGACGTTCCCGGCCGGGTCAGTGGCCACGGCGAGGTTGTCGATCATCCATCGCATGACCGGGTTCCCGCCGTGGCGCAGTAGCGGCTGGTCACGCTTGCCCTTGAGGACGAGGCGCTGGATTTCCTTCATGGCCGGGCTCATCGTGAGGTAGCCCTGGCCTGTCTTGACCAGTGGCACGTCCTCTTCGAGGAGCTGGTTCGCGAGGTGCGTTGCGTTCCAGCGGTCGAAGCCAACTGACAGGACGTCGAAGGTGTCGCAGTCCGCGAGGATTTGGGCCTTGATGAAGTCGTAGTCCGTGACGTTCCCCGGGGTGGTCTGCAACCAGCCCTGCTTCACCCAGAGCGACGCCGCGTCTGCGGTGCGCTTGTCGAGGGCTTCGAGGTTTTCCTCCGGCGTCCAGAATCGGAAAAGGACGTCGGCCCCGGTGTTGTCCGCGTTCGGGAAGAGCAACGCGAACGCCGTAAGGTCACTGACGGAGCCGAGGTCGAGCCCGCCGTAGCACTCCATGCCCGCGAGGTCCGCTTCGATGATCCGCGGGCCCGCGTTCCGGTCCCAGTCCTTGAGGTCGAAGTAGGCGGTGGTCTGCTTGGTCCGGATCCCGAGGTGCAGCCGCTTGTACGCCGCGAGCTCGGAAGGGCTGTTTTTCGCCTTCTTCGCAGCGGTCTCCAGGTACTCCCTGGTTGGGCTGACGCCGTATCCCGGATTCGCTTTCCGCTGCGTGGCCTCGCTGAAGGGATCGTCTGTCTCGGATGCCGCAAAGACGACGCCGAACGTGGACGGGTCCTTGAACACTCCCTTGGCGAGCTGCTCCACGTAGCGGCGGTTCCGGGCGTAGATCGTGTTGGGCTTGCCGGTGTCCGCCGTCGTGATCTTCACGACGAGGGGCTGGTCTCGGGAGCCGGTGCCGGTCTCGATGGTCTCCACAAGGTCGGGCGTTTTGTGGATGTGGAGTTCGTCGATGATGGCGCCGTGCAGGTTCGCGCCGTGCTGCGCGTCGGCGGTCGAGCTGATCACTCCGAAGTAGGAGTTGGACTTGGCGTGCACGATCCGGCCAGTCAGTGCCCGGACGCGGCCGCGCAGGGCCGGCGCTGACTCGGCGAGCTTCTTGATCGGGGCGAAAACGAAGGAGGCCTGCTCCTTCGTGGTGGCCGCCGCGATCACCTGGGCGCCGGCCTCTCCGTCCGCTGCGGTGAGGTAGATCGCGAGCCCGCCGCAGAGCGTGGACTTCCCGTTCTTCCGGGGTACGTCCACGTAGAGGGTGCGGACGACGCGGGCCCATTCGCCGTGCTCGTTCTTCTTCACCCAGCCGAAGACGGGGGCGATGATGTAGGCGATCTGCCAGGGGTCCGGGTTCAGGGGCTGTCCGGCCATGCGCCCCTGCGTATGGCGCAGCAGCGAGAAGGCCTTCAGGACCTTGTCCACGCGCTCGGGGTCGAAGACAGCGCCTGGCTGGCTGCGGCCCTCCGGCGTTTTGATGGCCGGCGGGATCTCCGGGAGCGGGATCCCGCGGCTCACCATGTAGTAGGCGACCTCTGGGCTGATCTTCAGCCGGCGCAGAACCGCTGTTGTGGGGAGGCCGAACGCGTCCGAGTCCTCGGGCTTCGGCTTCACTGCTGCGCTAGAACGGGTTTTCGTCCTGGTCGGCATCGGGGGCACTCCTAGCAAGGTCCTGCTCGGAGGACGGGGTCAGCCCGAATTCTTTGGCGAACGACTGCAGCCGGGCACCAGCGTTGCGGCGGATCGCGACTGCAGGATGTGGGATCGTCCCCTGAGCTACTTCAATGAGCAGCGACCCGTTCTCCTGGATGGCGATGGTCGCGTTGCGGAATTCGGCCCACGTCTCGCAGTACGCGGAGAGGACGCCGCGGTCTTCGGGCTTGAGCAGGTCCAGCGCCGTCAGGCCCGGAACGATGCGCTGCCACTCGTCCTTGGCTTCGGCCGTCAGCCAGTCCGGCATCTCGGGTGGCCGGCGCTTGAATGCCGGCCCGTCGGAAACCTTGCGTCCGCCGGAGTCTGTGCCGTTGCCGCGGCCGTCGATCAGCTTCAAATGCGCCGGCTGCTTGGCTGGTCCGCGTAGTCCCACGAGGACCCCCTTTCAAAAACCTGAGATATTTCGCGCTTTTTTACAGGGGCGTGCAAGCGCGCTGAAAACCACGCGATCCGAACGCCCCTACCCTCGTGTGAGTCGGCGTTGCGCGGCCCTCAGTGCCCGCGCTGCGTTCGTTTTAATCCCGTGGCAGTCGTCGCAAAGTGTTTGCAAATTGGAGGCGTCAAACAGCGAGCCACCGTCGGCGATCTCCGTGATGTGATCCGCGCGCAGGTGCTCGGTGCTATTGCACACTCGGCAATGCGGCTCGCGCTTGATCTGCTGTTTGTGAATCCTCGCGCGCTCGGTGCTGGTGAGAGCCCGACTGTTGGCCGAAGGGTTCTCCCAGGCTGCTCGCTGGTGGTCGTCGCAGCGTCCCTTGCTGGTGGCCAGCTTCCCGCAGCGTTGCGAGCAGCGGCTCGGTGCGGACAGTGGCACTGGGTGCTCCTAGGAATGGGTGAGCCCCAGCCGCTATGGGGAACGGCTGGGGCTCGGTGCCTGGGTGGAAGGTCCCGGGCGTCTCACTCATGGCAAGGGCGCTTGGTCCCTCGTGGGATGGGGCAGATACGAGCTGCTGTGAAGCCGAAGCTCCACCGAGCCATTGCTGGCTGCCGATCACGCCAGGCTGGTGGCCGAGTATCCCCGGGTCAGCCGATCGGCACTCCGCATCCCACCAGTCCGCCTCCGGTCTTTCGCCGGAATGCTGCCACCTTGATCCCGACCATTACCGGCCGGCGGTTCTTCTGGACTGGGGTCCCGCCGCCCCGGGTCTCAGCGGGGCGGCGGGTGCACTGGTGTTGCTCCGGTGCTATTCAGTTATGTTCGCCGGCTTCGCAGCTCAGGAGGTCTGCAATTCCCGTAAAAGGGTAGGCTCGGCGTGCTTTCAAGAATATCAGAGCTCTAACCTGTGGATAAGTAATCTAGCCCAAATGGGTTAGTCGGCGTGTCTCTGGGTTCATGGAAGCATCGCGGTCACCGAGTCATAGGCGTGGGCCTTCTCTGCGAAGCGCAGTATGTCCGCGTGGGGCTCGAAGTACTCCCGACCTCGCCGCCGGTGCTCGGCGAAGCGATGATGGAGCCTGGTCTCGTCCTGCCGGGTTCCTCCCTTGCTGAGCAGGACCCGGTCTGGCTTGAGCTGACGCATCCGGATCCGCGGCGTCTGTGTCCAGCCGATCTTTATGTGCTGGCCGATCTGGACGATGTAGAGACTGCCGTGCTCCTGCTCGGTTACCGGGTCCGCCTGCCCTGCTGCAGCGAGGGCTTCGAGGCGCCGCCGTTCGCGTTCCTGATCGGCGTGCTCGATCTCTCTTGCGAACCAGTCCCACTCATGGAGCGGCCACAGGGGAAGGTTGCGGTGCCAGGCGCCGCAGGCCTGCGGTGGCGGTTCGCAGGCTCCTGACTCGCACCGGATCACTGGTTGCGCGTTGTCCTCCGGTCCAATGACGCGGACGTAGAGCTCGGGTGCCTCGCAGTAGGGACAGAGCGCCGCGAGGTGTTGCCCGTCGTCGACTTCGGAGAAGTGGTGGGCGAGGCCGGCGCGGACTCTCGCCGCCTGCTCTTGGACCTCCTCCCCCACTTCGGCACCGCACTGGTGCCAGTGGTTGCGGACGTAGGTGATGAGCAGCAGCGGGTCCTCGTACTTGTGGAGTGCTGCCCGGATGAGCACGGCGTGGTGGCCGAGCTCGGTGGCGACTGCGCGGGCGAGTTTCGCCATGGTGGTGGTGAGGTCGACGGCGCGGTCGTAGGCGTCGAGGTGGATGGGTGCGGGTGACTCCCCCAGGGTGAATGCGCCACGTTCCTGCTTTTCGATGCGGGCGAGCTGGTCGAGGCGGCCGCGCTGCTCCGGCGTGAGGGTCGGCTGCCGCCACGGCTTCGGGGTGCCTCGGAGTCTCGTGGCGCACAGGTCCGACCAGCGGTTGTAGATCCAGTCGAGGTTCTGCGTGATTGGGGACTCGGTCACTATCGGCTCTTTTCCGTGTGGGCCAGTTGGCAGTAGCAGCCATCCTTGCTGGCAATTCCCGGGTCGGCGCCCTCGTACTCCCAGCCGGCGATGCAGCCGACCTCGAAGTTGTGCTCGTCCCAGGTGTGTCCGCAGGGGCACTCGTCGTTCCAGTATTCCTCCGTCATGCCTGCTCCTTTTGGTGGATGGTGATGGTGGCGCCTGGTTCGCAGCCGATGGCCCAGCGTTTGCCGGCCACCCAGGTGGTGATGCGGGCGTCGTCGACTATGGTCCCGGCGATTTTGAGGGCGTCTCCGACCGCGCGCTGGAGCTTGTCGAGGTCCGGGGTGCCGGCGGGCTCGTCCTTGAACTTCGTTCCTTTGGGCCGGTAGAGCCAGACGGTGAGGTTGACGGTCAGGCAGCCGTCGAGGGGCTCCCATTCGACGCCGTGCGATGCCTTCGCTGCGGCGATGAGCGCTTTGCGCCAGGCTGGGAGTTTCTTGTCGGACTCGTGGAATCCGAAGCCGCCGCGGCCGGGTGACTTGCTGCCTTGGGTGGCAGGGGTTCCTGTGACGAGTATCTGGTGGCCGGCGCTGCTCATCTGCATTCTCCGTTGTGGCTGGGTCCGAGGTTGTGGGTCGCGAGGAGGAGCCACATGTAGGGGACGGGGTCGTGGTGGTTGTTGACGTAGGTGGGTCGTTGGGGTTGCTGGAGTTGCTGGGCCGGCGGGACGAAGGACCTGCGTGGGGGCGGTGGTTTCTGGATCCAGGGCGCTGCGGGGCGGGGTGCCTGCTGCTTCGGTGCGGGGGCCGGCCGTGCTGGCTGAATCCTCTGTGCTGGGGCTGGCGGCCGCGGGGCAGGAGCCGGCATCGGGACGGCCGCGACGGCGGCTGCCGGTTCGAAGTCGAGGGCCTGCGGGCATCCCTCGGTGCTGGAGCAGCCGACGAGGGCGGTTGCCACGAGGAGGCCGATGACGAGTTTCTTCAATTGGTGCTCCTGATGGCTTCGGTTGCGCGGCGGTAGTCGATGGGGTTCCAGAACTTGGAGAGGGTCCTCCACCCATGGGTGCCTGGTCCTTGCACCGGGGCGTCGACGCTGGTTTCGGTGAGGACTTGGATTCGGCCGTGGATGCAGACTCGGATGTCGCCGAGGCGGTGCTGGTGCTCGCTGAGTGGCCAGTCTTGCCGCCAGCACTCGTCGTGCTTCTGCTGCCTGCCGGCCCTGATGTTCGGGGCGCTCACTTGCTTGCCGCCTTCTGCTGTTCGGGGGTGCAGTGCTCGTCGTCCCCGCAGTCCAGCCCGCAGCCGAACCCGACGATCGGGCAGGGGTCATAGACGTCCAGAGTCAAGCAATGCGGGCATGTGATCAGCGATTTATCGTCAGAGCACCAATTGGTGCAAACGCATGCCTTCCGGTCGTGGATTGCTTGGACGAGCTGCTGGCCTTCGGCGTCGTTGAGCATCTGCTCGGTTAATTCAGAAGTCTGGCTGGTCACTGGTGGTCTCCTGGTTGTCTGGTCTGGTCATGAATCCGGGGAATCGGGCGCCGCATCGGTGTTCGGGGAGGATGGTCTTGCCTCGCTGGTCGGGTGGCCGGCTGCCGTAGAGGTAGGCTCCGCGGCGGTCGTTGAGTTCGTAGCTGTTGCCGCGCGGCTTGACGGTGAAGGTGGGCCGGCCGGTGATCATGCAGGCGTGTTCCTGGGGCGGGGACAACGGTGTCGGGTCTGCGGTGACCATCCCGGCGCAGAGGTCGGCGTCCATTCCGTGGAGGGTGAGCTCCTGGCAGTTTGGGCAGCGTCCCCAGCGGGCGGCTCGGAAGCCTCCGGTTTTGTTTTCGAGCTGCTCTTTGAGCCAGTCGTCCATGCCGGGCTTCTTGGTGGCTTTGGGTACGGAAAAGAGGGTTCCCTGGCTCATGGTTTTTGGCCGGAGTGACACAGTGACATGTCTTTTGGTGAGTTCGGCCGCGAGTGCGTGCGCCCGCAGTGGAGCTGATAGTTGTATTTCGATGTCACGGTGTCACTAGTGGCGGTTTTTTCGCTTGTTTTCGGGGTTTTTGGCTTCGCCGTTATGTCACAGATTGACGCCACGAGTGATATAGACTTCATGTCATGAGTGAATTGCACTGCCCAAGCTGCGGGCACCACATTGGAAACCTTCGCACCACGGCCGGCGAGTCGACGGTGAAAACCGACGATATTGAGGCGTGGATGGCGATCACATCGTGGGCTGATTACGAGGCGCCGGCCGCCCTCTACCAGCGCTACTCGAATTGGGCGCATGCCGCGGGCCGGGACCCGCTTTCTCAGCGCATGTTTAGCCGCCGCATTGTTCTCCTGGGGGCGAGGGTCCGGAGCGTCAAGACGGGCCGGACCTACGCTCCGCCGCTGCCCGTTTAGGCGCCTCACCTGCCGGCCTCCGGAGCCTATGAGAGGTGCCCGCATCACCAGCCTCCCCGATCGCCTTGGTTCTCGTCCTGCTCGACTTTCGCCGAGTTGAGGGTGACGCCTCCGTACATGCGGACGCCGCCGGAGGCCCGGGGTGCTTTGGTGCCGGTGAGGATGCCAGCGCGCTGGAGCTGCGTCTGGAAGGCCCGGCCCTTGAGTGGGGTTTCGCCGTTGTCCGCGCACCAGCGGTCGTAGGCCTGCCGGAGCGCCGAGACGGTCGTGGCGAAGTGTGGGGCTGCGTCGCCGGTGTGGAGCTCGCATTCCTCCTCGAGGAACCTGCCGACGGTGTCCACGCTGTGGGCGTAGTCCTCTGTCGCTGCTTTGACGCCGCCGGGCTCCTGCAGTCCGACCTGGGCGTAGGCTGCGGCGCCTTTGGCTACCCAGGCGAGTACTGCCGGGCCGTGCTGCCGGGCGAGGATGCCTTGGAGGTCCTCGATGCGGTTCTCGTCCGCGACGGTGTGGGTGAAGGGGATGAGGCGGAGGCGTCGCCAGAAGGAGTGTCCGCCGGATTCGACGGCGGGTTGGTGGTTGCCCATGAGCCAGATCTGGTGGGAGGGCCGGAACGTGAAGTCGTCCTGGCGCATGAAACGGGCGGTGAGGGAGTCGCCGCCGGCCAGTTGCTTGACCTTCGCTTCGTCGAAGCGGTCGTCCTCGTTGACTTCGGAGGCGAGGACCATGCGTTTGCCTGCGAGGCGGGCAATTTCGGTGGTGTGCGGGGCGTAGTTGGAGGCCATGAGGAATCCGTTCGGGCTGGTGGTGGCGTAGTCGCCGAGGACAGCGACGAGCGCTTCGAGGAAGACGCCTTTGCCGTTGCCGCCGTTGCCGTAGGCGAAGGGAAGGAGGTGTTCCCTGACTTCGCCGACGGCTGAGTAGCCGACGAGGCGCTGCATGTAGTCGACGAGATCCTGCAGGGGGAAGGTCTGGGAGAGGAAGCGGAGCCACATGGCCGGGTCGGCGTCGAAGTCCGGGGTGCAGGACGTCATCATTGTGTGGAGTTTGGCGGGGTCGGAGGCGCGCAGTTGGCCGGTGCGCAGGTCGATGATGCCGCCGGGGGTGTTGAGCTCCCAGGGGTGCGCGTCGAGGTCGTCGATGGTGACGGTGATGCGGGTGTCTGTCTGCGCCTGGGCGAGCATGTCCGTGGTGCCTCTGGCCGAGAGTGCGCGGCGCTTGTGGTTCTGGGCTTCGGTGCCGCTGTCCGGCAGGGACCGGGCTATGTCCTTCGCCAGCTCGCGGGCGTATCCTCCGCCGGCCTGCTGCCAGTTCCAGACGTGCCCGTCCCAGGCGAGCCAGCGTCCGCGCTCGGCGCAGTAGCGGAGGCGGTCGCCGTACTGGTCGATGAGGGCTTGGGCGTTGCCGTCGTCGGAGCGTGCGAGGGTGACGTTCGGGGCGCGCTGCTCCGCTATCTGGTGGACCGTGGCGAGGGCGCTGCTGCCGGCGGTCTCGGGCTGGTTGACGGGGAGGTCGACGCTGAAGGTGCCGTCGGCTGCGACGGGTGCCTGGATGCCGGTCGGGTACTGGAGCGGGGCCGGGCCGGGCGGGGTGAGGCTCAGGCCGGCCGCGGTGCTGACGGGTGCTTCCCATCCGTAGGTCGCGGCTTCGGGTGTGAATGATCCCGGATTGAAAGGGCGGAGAACGCGGATCTTGGGTTCGGAGCCGTGGCCGGCTTTGCGAAGTGCGGACGCTGCGGCTGCGTGGTCCCCGCCGTGGTGGAGGAGGGCGTAGGCGCCGAACTTTGTGTAGGGGGTTTCCTGCTCGAACTCGGTGGAGCTGGTGAATACATAGAGGCGGTCGCGGTCTTCGGCGTTGCCGGTGGTCGCGGACATGCCGAGGCTTTTGCCGGGGCGGCGCCAGTACCTGGTGCGGCCGGATCCGTAGACGAGGGACCAGCCGGCGGGTTGGAGGATGTCGGCCCAGTCGGTTTTGTTTTCGTAGTCGTCGCCGGGGGTGGTGCCTTCGAGCGGATCCCGCGGTGCGGGGGTGAAGCTGAGCGCTGCCTGGTTGGGCTCGTCGGGGGCGGCTTCGTGGAGGGAGCCGAGCAGGGAGTGGAAGGCTTCGCGTTCCTCCAGGGTGATCGTGGGGATGGTGGTAGGGCCGCCGGCGACGCGGACCCAGGGCTGTCCGGTGGGGTGGACGGTGCCGCCGGAGGGTGCGACGACGACGAAGCCGCCCTCGCTGCGGGTTTCGGCGAGTACTTGGCGCTTTTGGCGGGGGTTGCCTGCTAGTTCGGTTGCGGTCGAGGGTCGGGAGGCGATCTTGGTGTTGCCGGGGAATTTGTAGCCTTCTGGGGTTTCGAGCTTGTAGAACCAGTGCCAGCCGCCGGATGGGCTTTGTTCCAGCCATCCGGCGCAGAGTCGTCCCCAGAGTTCGCCGAGGCCGGTGTCAGCGGCGAGCGCGGCGATCTCCGGCAGGCGTTCGGAGCCGCGGCCTTCGACTTCGGCCATTTCGAGGTTGCCGGAGATCGTGCCGGTGACGACGCCGATGCCGTGCCGGCCTTCGCTGCTGAACCAGTCGTGGAGCTGGGTTCCGCCGGCGCGGATGGCCATGCGCTCTTTCCAGTCGCCGGCGGGGCGCTTGCTGCCGTCGGTGAATACGGGTACGACGGACAGGCCTGCGGCTGCGAGTTCCTGTGCTGCGTGGAGGGTGCTCAACTTGGGGCGTCCTTTGTGTCTGGTGCTGGTGGGGTGCATTGGCATCTGGCCGCTCCCCCGGTCGGTGTTTCGGTGCGGGCCCGGCACGGTCCTGGTTCGGGTTGGTGGTGGTGCCCGCAGTCGCGGCAGTAGCCCATCAGTCGGCGCCGGTGGGCTGGCAGCCGTGTTCGGCGATCATGGAGGGGAGGTTCGGCCCGTTGACGGCGGCTTCGAGCTCGGCGTCGGTGACGTCTCCGAGGACTTCGCCGCAGCCATCGCAGCAGCGCTTGACGCGGACTTTGCGGGTTCGGCGGATGGTGCCGTTGGGGCCGGGCTTGGCCGTGATGACGTCGGGGGTGTTCGTACGGGGCATGGGGTCGAGTCCTGTCTGCGGGTCGAGGTGGGAGTTGTAGGCAGCCTGGACGGCGGCCGCGATCGCCTGACGGGGTTTCGCGTAGGTCTGGACTTCCCAGCCGCAGCCTGCGCATTTGTGGGTGGACGGGGTCCCGCTGCCCTGCCAGTCGCACACGAGCTTGTGGGCTGTCATCGCTGTACCCGCGGGCGTGGCGGCAGGTCTGCTGTTTTGCAGCCGAGCTTGAGACGGGCGGCGCGGTCTGCCCAGGCGATGGACGAGTAGGTCGCGGCGACGCGCTTGGGTTTGGCGCCCTTGCGTTGGATGAGGTCGATGACCCAGCCGTCCAAGGTGGCGTGCCGGCTGACTTTGGCGCGGGGGTATTTCTTAGGGAAGCTGCTCATGCTGCTCGTCCTCTCGAGGCGTGGCGGGCGTTGTCGCGGGTGTCGTTCTTGACCAGGGCGACGAGGTCGCCGCGGTTGATGCGGTGCAGTTGGCGTTCGACGGTGTCCCAGCTGCCGGAGCCGAGGCGTTCGGCGATCTCGTCCCGGGTGGCACCGGTCTTGGCCATGTACTCGACGTCTTCGCCGATGGTGTCGCGGAGCTTGTCGCTGCCGCCCAGTTCCGGCGTGGCCGCGGGCATGTCGATCTCGTCGTCGTCCCAAGCCATCGGTGGCAGCCAGCCGCGGGACTTGGCGTAGTTCCGGGCCCGGGTCGCTGCGGTCTTGCTGTGCCAGTCCGTGCCGGTCTGCGGCTTGTTCCAGCACTGCTCGTAGATGTCGCGGACGGCGAGCGCCCGTTTCGCGGTGCACTGGGAGGCCTTCATGAAGACGCCGAAGTTGCCTGGCTCGATGCCGAGCTGGCGGCCGAGGCTTGCCTGGGACCAGCCGATTGCGACGAGCGCCTGGACGCGGCGGACGGTCCCGGTGGAGTCGACGTAGCTGTTGGGGGCCATGTTTTCCAGGGCGGGCTTGAGGGCGAGGATCTTGTCCGCGGTGGTCTTCTTGACCCGGGGGTAGGGTGCATGTCCGCGTTCGTGGCGGCCCCAGCGGATGGCGCCGACAGTGGACGCCGCGAGGCCGGTAAGGGCGGCCATGCGCTTGATGCTGATGCCGTTATCCATGAGGTACTGCATGTGGGCGCGGACCGGGTCGGCGTCGACGCGGCCGGAGTCGTAGCGTCCGAAGGCGTGCTGCCGCTGCCTGGTGCGTTCGTCGGCCGACGCGGCGTCGGTGCAGGGGCGACAGCGGCATTTGTCGACGACGTATGTGGTGCGTTCGCCGTGGACGTGGTTGGCGATCGGGCACTGGCATTCCCTCTTGATGCCTTCGCGGGTCTTGCGTGCCTCGACTCTCGCGGCCATCGCGACGAGCCTCAGCTGGCGCTCGCAGGAGTGGTCGCGCGGGGCCTTGGCGGCGAGGCCGACGGTGCGTGAGGTCTTGGTGAATCCGCAGTCGTGGGTGACGGTCGTTTCGATCGCGCGGACCCTCGCGCTCATGCCTCCTCCCCTTCCTGTGCCATTTCGGCGAGGTGGGCGGCGTAGATGCGGATGTAGCGGGTCGCGGAGACGACTGTGGCGTCCCGGAGTACACGGAGGCTGTCGGGCTTGGCGTGGCGCTTGATCTGTTCGGCGAGCGCAGTGGCGGCGTCGGCTGCTGTCTGGCGTGCGAGGAGGACGTGGCCGAGGGTGTGGGCCAGGGCGCGGTCTTTGATGTTGTTGAGGTCGGCGGGCTTGGCCCAGCGGTTGGTGTAGCCGTCGCCGCCGACTTTGGAGAGGTGGAGGGTGGTGTCCGCTTCGATGCGGATGATTTCCCAGCGGGTCTTGCCGTTTCCGACGGTGCAGGTCTGGCCGAGCTTCGGTGTGGTCGTCATGGCTACTCCCCCACTTCGCGGCGCTTGAGGGCGTCTGCTGCGTTTTCGGCGAGGTCCGCGAGCATGTTGCGGACGCCGGAGCCGCCGGTGTGGGTGTTGGCTCGGAGCCGAGCGGCCGCGACGATGAGGTATTCGGATTCGCGGCTGCCTTCGGCCTTGGCTGGCAGGAACGGGTCCGGGATGGTGATGTGTCCGGGCTGCGGCTCGTCCTGGACGGGCTGAGGCGAGTCGTCGCCCGCGGCTTTCGGCTCCTGGCCGAGGCGGGCGTCGATGGCTTCAAACTCATCGCGCGACGTCGAGCCGTAGAAGCTGGGGTCGATGCACGCCAGTGTGGCCATCGTGTTGGTGCGCGTCTCCCATGCGATTGCGAGTTGCGCGTCGATGAGGCGCTCATCCATGGGCCGGGTGGTCCGGGCGGCATCGGCCGCGTGCGGGTTGCCGGGGAGGGTGTTCGTCATGGTGTGCTCCTGGTTGTTCTGGTGAGGTTGGTGAGTTGCTGCTCGTGGGCCTGCCCGGATTCGGACCGGGTCCCGTCCGCCGGCGCCCTTTGGGGGGCGGGTGCCGGCGGGTGGTGGGTTGCCTATCAGGCCCGGGGTGGCCGGCGCTGCCACAGACGCGAAGGTCAGGTAACGGGGCGGCGCCGGCCGGTAAGCGGTGGTTAGTCGCTGGTGAGGTACAGGTAACCGCTTGCTTCGGCCTGGTCGCGGACAGTGCCGGCGATCGCGGTGAAAGCGTCCTCGCGGATGCGCTCCGCTCCCTGGAGCTTGAAGCCGAGCTGCAGCTGCTTCTGGACGAGGCGGTAGCGGAAGAGCGCGGTTACCTTGTAGGCCTCGCCGCCGGCGAAGGGCCGGAGGGCGAGGGTGAAGGACGCCGGGATCGTGAGGTCGCCGACGGCGCCGGCCGACGCTGTGGTCGTCTCCCGGTATCCGAACTGGACGTTGCCGTCGGAGAGGCGGTGCCCGGACTCGAAGTCGACGCCGCGGCGGATCTGGAGGGACTGCGCGATTTCGAGGATCTCGGCGGAGGCCGGCTCCACGATGTTCTCTGCGTTGTCCTCGATGAACTCGGCAAACTCGGCCTGTCCCATGAGCTTGTTGCTGCCGGCGATCCAACGCTTCCACTCTTTGCTCTCCGTGAGCTGCAGGCGGACGCCGTGGTCGCCCCAGCCGGGCTCCTCCGTGGTACCGGCGTTGATGGTGGCGATGAAGTTGCCGGCCTGAACGGACGCGGCGATCTCGGTCTCGTCGAGGATGCCGTGCTTGGTGAGGTAGGCGCCGAAGGACTCTACGTCGGCGACGACCGTCGTGATGCTGAGGCCCTTGCGCCGGGGCCGGGCCGCGTGGGAGTCGGTGTCGAGGGTCCGCTGCCGGCCGTCGCTGTCGGCGACGACGTAAAGCTTGCCGGCCTCTATCTCCTGCGCGGTGGCTGCTTGGAATGCGAGGGCCGCTACGGAGCCGGCTTCGGTCTCGGAGTCAATGTAGGTCATCAGTTCACTTCTCTCAGGTGGATGGGTGCTGCGGGGGCGGAGACGTCGCGGAGGCCTTCGAGCTCGGGCTGGTTAGGGTCCGTGCGGGAGAGGTTGCCGGTCTTGTCCTGGTAGTAGATGCGGGCGCCGCGGTCGTGCTTGGGTGTCTTGACGGTCACGTTGTCGGTGACGCGGAGGACGCCGTCGGAGCGCTTGTCCGGCTCGACCTTGATCGTGAGGGTGATCGATCCTGCTTTGCCGGTGTCGCGGACGGCCGCGACGAGCGAGTGGAGGCCTTCGGTGAGCTCGTCGTGGGCTTGTCCCTGCCCGGTGAGGAAGTCGGCGAACGGCTTGGCGTGTTCAGTCATGGCTGGTCTCCTGGCTTGCTGCTGCTGCGGCGGCCGCGGCCGCGGCTGTCTGGACTGCTTCGGTGTATTCGGGAAGGGCCATGCTCTCGGCCAGCTGCTCGAGGAAGTCGCCGGCCGTAATGAGGCTGACGCCGCCGCCGGTGTCGACGTTGGCAACGACGGAATCACCCTCGGTTTCGAACTGGATCAGGATGTAGGGCTTGCCGCCGAGCATGACGCCCGTGTACTCGCCCTGGGGCGTCTGCTCGGCGCGGATGATCAGGTCTCCTCCGCCGCTCATGCCACGCCTACCGAGATCTTGACGCTGCGGTGCGTGGCGACGGCGATGGCTAGAACGATGAGGACGAGGAGCATTGCTGCCGGTCCTCCGAGCGCCAGCGCGACCGCGAGGGCCTCTGCTGTCTGTTCCATTGGTTTCCTTTGCTGAGTGAGGTTGGGTGGCGCGGGGGGTGCTGCCCGCGCGGCGCCTTACGGGGATTTCTCAGTGCGCCGCCGGCAGCTCTCCGGATTCCCGGGCCGGAGGACACTGACCGTTACTGCGGCCCGGCCGCCCGGATAGCTGCTACCGCCTGAATCGGCGCTCCGGTCGTTGCTGCGATCGTTGCGTCGTCGAGGCCCTGACGGAGGCAGTTCTGAACGTCGACTGCGCTCCACGCCGCGGCACCGGCCGGGGCTGCCTGCGGAGCGGCGACCTCACCGGTGCCCTGGTTGACCGCGACCGGGGGCTGGTACTGCGCCGGCGGCGCTGCGGCCGGTGCCGCAGCTGGTGCGGCCCATGCCGGAGGTGCCGCCGCTGCTGGCTGAGCGGCCGGCGCCTGGGCCCACTGGTTGGCCGCCGGCTCCGCCCAGGTGTTCGCCTGGACTGCGGCCGGTGCTGCGAGGGCCGGGTCGCCGCGGAACGCTGCGACTGCCTGCTCCTGTGTCTGCTGCGGCCGTGCGGCCTCCGGTGCCGGCGCCCACTGGTTGCCTTGCTGCGGGGCCGGCTGGTGCTGCTGCACGGGCGCGGGGTTGTGTGGGAAGGCCTGCAGGTAGGCCGAGGCGTTCGCGGCGTCCTGGTCGGTGAAGTCGGCGAGGTTCCACGTCGTCTTGCCTCCGGCGAGCTGGACGTTGATGATCCGACCGAGGGCCGGGTTCGCGTCGCCGAGGTAGCTCTGCAGGTTGTTCCGGAGGCCCGCGCTGAAGAGGAGCGTGTTGACGAACTTGGCGCCGGCGCCCGGGCCGTCGAGGACGACGACGTCGCATGCCATCGCATCCGAGACGCCGGTGGGCGTGGTGACGTTGTAGCGCATGTCGCGCGGCCACACGAGGACGAGCTCGTTGGCGTGCTCGGCCGGCTTGAATACGTCGCCGCCACCGGTCTGGGGTCGATTGAAAGTCATTCTGGTGGTTCCTTACTTAGTGGGTTGCTGAAAATTTGCGGAGTGGTGCTGCCTTGGCGATCGCGGCGTCTTGTCGCTGTTGCGGCGCGCACCAGGGGCAGAACCTGTTGTCGCAGAGCGGGTAGAGCGAGAGGGCCTGCTCTAGGCCGATCGCGGTTCGGAGCCCGTCCAGGTTGTTGAGCTTCGTCAGTGCGTCTGCCGCGATCAACGGGTCGTAGGGCTCGGACCAGACGTAGGAGTCGGAGAGCTCGCCGTCTCGCGGGATGAAGAAGATCATCACGAGGTCGACGTTCCAGCCCTCCAGCTCCCAGCCGCGCCCGTAGGTGTGGGCTTGGACCCGGTACTGGTTCGAGGGGCCCTTGCTGCGGTAGTTCGCCAGTGGCTTTGGACCGATGAACTTCCAGTCGCCGACCGCGTGACCCCACGAATCGAAGATGTCCGTGGATCCGGCGTGGTCCTCGTTGCCGATCCTCCCGACGACGACGGACTGTTCGCAGAGCCACCGGTTCTCCTCCGAGGCTCCTTTGGCTGCCGCTTTGTTGAACCAACGCTCCTGCTGGTCGTGGAGCGCGGTGCCAACCTGCGGCTTCCAGGCGGGTCCGCGGGGCGGCTCCGGTGTCCTGGCGAGCTTGTGGAGGAGTGCCCGGTCGCACTCGATGCCGAATTCCGACGGGCCGATCCTCTTTTGCAGGGACCGGGGCTGGTTGACCATTTCCTCGATCATCACGTCGAACACTTGGTCTGCGATGCCCTTTGCCCGGTCCGCGAGCTCGTGGTCCGCGTCCAGGTAATAGGAGTGAGGGTGCCGGACCCCCACGCTGTTTACGAGCGTCACTTGATGGCAACCCTGCGCTCACCGGTGCCCGCGACCATGAACTGGTTCTTCAGGTTCGGCGGGACGGCCGCGGCGTTGACGACAGACTTGTAGAGTGCGGGGTTGACCTCGACGGGGTAGGCCTTTTCGAAGGAGGCCCAGTCGGTGCTCCGGCTCGGCTCCGTGATGCTGATGGTGAGGTTTCCGGACTGGTGCTTGCCGGGCTCCAGGAGCTTCCGCAGCTCGGCTTTGGCGGAGTCGGCCTCGGCGGTGAACCTTGACGCCTCGGAGCGCAGCTCGCCGGCGGCCTGCTCAGCGGCGACGGCGAGGGCGGCGTAGTGGTCGACGAGCTCCTCGGTGCTGGGCGCAGTCTCTCCGACCTCGACGAGGCGGAGGCCAGCTCCGGCGATGGCTGATTCGGCGGCCGGGCGAAGCTCGGTCTCGGCCGGTGTGGTTGCTGCGGTGTTCTTGGCGGGGCTCATATCTGCCTGGTCCTGTTCTTGGTGATGGGTGGGGGTGGTGGCAAATTTGTTCACGGCTGGTCCTCGCCGTCGTGCTCCTGCTCGAAGGGAACTTCGTCTGGTCCGTCGGCGATGAGGAGGGCCGCGCCGGCGGCAAAGAGGACGAGGACTCCGGCCATGGGCCAGAAGCCTTCGACCAGCCAGAAGGCGCCGGCAGCGATCTCGGCATTCATGCTTTGGCCGGCTTCCCTGGGAGCGGGTCGCGGTGCGCCCGATGCTTGGCTCTGCCGGCCTTCAGCCGACCCCGCTCGATGGCGAGCTGGGAACGGTGATAACGCTGGGCCCACGCCTCGAGGTACGGGGTGCGCCCTTCGGCACGCTTGCCCGTCGCCGTGGTCTCCGGCGCAGTCGTGAGGGCCGCTATGTTGTCGGGGGCCGAATGCGTCGTCGTCACTTCGTACCTGCCTTCGGTGCGTTGAGGAGGGCCTGCCGTGCGGTGTGACCGAGGACCATCCAGGACGGGCGTGGCTTCGCGTCTCCGGAAACCGGGAACGCTGCGTGAGGGTTGTTCCTCGCCACGGCGTTCATGGTGTGTGGGGAGATCTTCATGTCCGCGGCCGCCCAGCCGGTGACCTTGCGCGGCTCCGGAGCTCCGCGGCTCACGCTGCGTCCCCAGCGACGGCGGAAAGGTCCGGGCTCGTGAGCCGTTCCTGGAGGAAGGTTTGAAGGGCGTCGGCAGGGATCCGCAGCTTCTGTCGGCCGCCGCCCTGGCCGAGGTCGACGCTGGCGATCTTGTTTTCGCGGATGCGGTCGTACATGAACGCTGTGCTGACGCCGATGGCTTCGGCCGCGTCGGCGATGGTATACAGCGGCAGCGCTACGGGCTGCGGTCCTTCGAAGGTTGGCACGATATACTCCTGAGTGAGGTTTGGTTGTTCCTGAGTCCCTCGCCGAGTTGCTGCTCGGCGGGGGACTTTTTTATTCGCTGAAGGCTTCGCCTGTAACGGGGGCGATGATCCTGGTGACCGGCACGTCCAGCCAGGCCGCGATCGCTTCGATGTCATTGAGGCTGAGGTCCCCCTCGCCGCTGACTCTGTTCCCGGCGGTGGTCGTCGAGACGTCCAGAGCACGCGCCAAGTCGATATTGCGGAGTCGGCGAGCTGCCATGAGCCCGCGGATTTCCGTTGCGGCGCGCTGTGCGGCAGTTCGTGCCGGCACGGCGTCCAAGTAGTTTCCGGTGGTCATCTGAGTACTCCAGTGGGGTGAGTAGGTAGTTCTTACCCACCGAAGTTAACCCGAGTAGGTACAAAACACGAAATTCACGCTTAACTGGCGTGTCGCACGCTTAAATCATGTCGAGTTATACATTTTTCACTTAATCGGGTTAATGTGGCGTCGTACGGGATTCAATCAGGAAGCGCGGGTAAACTTATGCTCATGGCAACATTTGAAAGAAGGACGGAATCCGGCCCGCTGGCCCGGGCAGTAGCCGCCGAGATACGCGCCGCCATGGGGAGGCATCGCAAGAGTGGACTCCAGCTGGCCACCGCTACGGGCCTTTCACAGAACTACCTGGCGAAGCGCCTTCGGGATGAGGCGCCGTTCACGATCAACGACATCGAGAAGATCTGCTCGGTCCTCGAGGAGGACTTCGCCGCGCTCATGGCGTCCGCAGCAGCCCACGTCGGCACGCTGTTCTGATGACCACCCGGGGCGCCAAAGGCGAAGGGTCCGCCCCACGGCAGATGCCTGACGGCCGCTGGCGGGCGGAGCTCGGAATCGGTACCGATGCGGCAGGAAAGCGCCGGAGGCAGATCTTTTACGCGGAAACGCAAAAGGAATGCTCCAGGCTCCTCCGCACCGCGGTTACCGACCGTGAGAACGGAGTGCTGGTCAGCAGTCGCCCGCCCACCCTGGGTGAATGGCTGGACTACTGGCTGGACAACATCGCCGCCGTGAAGGTTCGGCCCCGGACGATGGTCGGCTATCGGTCCTACATCCGGACCTGGGTGTCCGGGACCAAGGTCGCGAAAGTCCGGCTGAACAAACTGACGCCGGAGCATATCGAGCAGCTCTACAAGCCCATGCGCGACGCAGGTCGATCTGAGACCACGGTGTCGCAGCTGCACAGGATCATTTCGCGCGCGCTGACCGTGGCTGTTCGCCGCGGGAGGGCCGGCACCAATCCCGCCCAACGGATGGACGCGCCCCAGCCCGCCGGGTTCGAGCCCGGCATCCTCACGCCCGATGACGCCCGCAAGCTGCGCGTAGCTGCCGAAGGCGCACCGGACGGGGCGCGCTGGCTCGTGGCGCTAGCGCTGGGCCTCCGGCAAGGCGAGGCCCTCGGCCTCGCCTGGGACAAAGTCGACCTCGACGCCGGGACCATCCACATCCACCGCGAGCTCTACTCCCTGCCCTGGGAGCATGGCTGCCCGGAGTCAGCCATGAAGCCTGACGACAAGAAGGCGTGCGGACGGCGCGCCGACCACTGCACGCTGCGCCACTCCGGTGGCCGATTCGTCGGCACGCCCAAGTCGGACGCCGGCAAGCGCACTCTTGCTCTCCCCCGCCAGCTCGTCGATTCTCTGAAGGAGCACCGCGCGACTCAAATCCGGACACGGGCACAGGAGGGCAAGCGCTGGAGGGGCTTCACGGCCGCCGGCGGCGAGCAGCTCGATCTGGTGTTCGCGCAGCGCGACGGAAACGCCTTGCACGCCTCGACGGACTGGCGGCTGTGGAAGGCCTTCCTCAAGGGCGCCGGAGTGCCTGCTGTCCGCGTACACGACGCCAGGCACACGGCGGCGACGCTGCTCCTGCTGATGGGCGTGGACGGGCGTGTGGTGATGGACATGATGGGCTGGTCCGTGGCGAGCATGCTTAAGCGCTACCAGCACGTCCTGGACGAGATGAAGGTCGAGGCGGCCCGGAAGGTCGGTGACTCACTGTGGGAGGCTCCGGCCGCGCCCCAGCCGCCGGCGGGTGGCGTGGTGTCGATGGCCGACTTCCGCGCTCGAAGGAAGGCCTGACCCTTCTCCAGGGGCCCGGCAGGATACGTTCCTGCCGGGCCCTTCTGTTTCGTCGCACCCTGCCGCTAGCGTGGGTCCCCTACTGAGGGGAGCGGGGCTTTTTGATTCGTAACGAGGTACGACCGGTGATCAGCTGCAGTCCCAGCGGCTGTGATCGGTATGCGATGCGCCACGAGGATGATGTCGGAAATGTCGTCCGCAGTGTGGCCATCGACGGCGGGGAGGTCTGGGAAATCGACTGGCAGAACGGCACAAAAGAGCTGTGGTTTTACGCGCACAGGGACTTAGGCCACCAGATAGGCCACCACGCCCCGGGCGGGCCGCCATAG